CCGGTGATGCTAGGACTACTGCGAGAAGGTAGAAATAGTGTCTGTAATTTGATTTATTTCGGTGACGCGCTGAATGGTAGTTAGGTTGCTGAGGCCTGGCCCTTTGTAGGTTTCCGCAAACTGCATAGCTGCTCCAGGGGTAACGATCTCCCAGCTTGGCTTGTTGTTCACGTCGAGGGCTGACCATTCATTTACGGTTGTTGTGCCTGGGGTAAGGCTGGCCCCGTTAACCGGGCCGATGTTAGTGCCGCTTACAGAGTATTCCCATCCAGTGCTGTAAGTTTCAGAGACTATGGTCTCCGTGACCTTGCTGGTGGTTTCAGTGTGGCTAGTCATGCTGCCGGTTTGAAAGTTAGGAATAACCGGAGCCGATTGCGCGGGTTTAGTGAAAGCAAGAGCCTCTCCCGCCAACCCGCAAAGCAGCAAAAGAAGAGCACGCATCAGTCAATACTGAGTTCGGTCACGAATTGGCCTATCGCCAATGTATTTCCAGAACCCGCGGTCAGTGCCATTGCACCTGTGGTTGAGATGGTGCCTGCAAGACTTCCTGCGGTTCCTGCAGTCGTAGACTGCAAACTGCCAAAATTTGGCACAGCACCCGTAGTGACAGCAGAAGTTGGAACGGCGTCACCTTGCGTGTATGACTGACTGAAGCTAAAAGCGTTGCCAGGCGTGTCTTGGGTTGCAGCGATTGTGCCTGGAGCGTAAACACCGGACGTGATCGTACCCGCTGAAATCGTATTTGCTGTAGTGCCGTCAGTCGTATCAACTCCTGAGCCAGAGATGCTGAACGAACTACCAATCCGTTCTGCGGTTGTCATCGCACCCCCCACCTGAAGACTCACGGAACTGGACAGCTTATGGGTGAGGTCAGCTTGAGCTGCTGGGCCGAAAGCCAGCAACGTAACCAAAGGCAGGAAGTGCTTCATTTTGGTGACTCCGTTTGTTCAACTTTAGTCTCTTCCTTTTTCTTTTTTAGCTTGCCAAGAGCAGGTGTGTAAGTCGCTGCCGTCCCCGTCAACAAGCTGGCCGGGAAAGTCGGATCGACCGACTGCGAAAAGATCCCTAAGTAATTTGCTGTCAGGATTCCCATAGACCACAGCAAAATGGTCACGCGGACTGCATCCCCCAGCCAAGAGTGATTTGGCTCCTCCTGTTCTTGCGGTTGCACTTCTTTGGTTTCTGCCATGATGGAGCGAATGCCGAGGTCGAAGCATGGTTGAAGTTTGGGCTGCTGCCGCTGGAGCGTCAATCACTGTGGCTGGTCTTGGCGTCACCGGGCTAAGGCAGCAAAACCAGCAGGGCAGGGATTCACTGGTGCGGCTTACTGCTGCTGTAGACAACCTGAGCCGCCAGCTTGACGTGCTGCATACAGATATCAGAAGCGTCAACCAAGAAGTCTTTGCAAGGCTGGGCGATTTAGAGCAAGCAGTGGCGAGACTGGAAGGGCACAGCAATCGAAACTAGACTTTCAGTAGCTGAACAATTCCAATGTTCCTGATCCTCAAGCCAATTCTTTTGCGGTTTTTGCGGTCTGAAAGCTTGAAGCGGTTGGTTGTAGATCTGATCAAGGCTTACGCAAAGCGCTCTGACAACACAGTGGATGATTCTGTTGCAGCCTTCCTAGAGAAAAATCTGTTTCCGCCTAGGTCTAAAACATGATCCGCAAGCGCGTCATCTTCACAGTGATTTTGGGAGTGATGACGGTGATGTCTGGCGTGGTGCTGACTAGCGCTGGCTTAATTTATTACGCAGGTTTCGTTGATGGCAACAAAGCCTGTGACACGCCAGCATTAGCGCGATGACGCCTCGCCTTGGAAACCTGATGAGCCTCGCGTTGCTCCCTTTCTTCAGTCACTTCAGGTCTGATAGCCCGCATCAACTTGCTGCAATCAAAGAGCTGGAAGACGCTCTGCCAAAAGAATTGTTGGCGGAGGATGCAGCTTGGTTTGAGGCGTGGAAAGCTAGTGGCATCGCGCAAAAAGCAGTTGTCCCCTATGTCCACCAAATGGAGTTCAAGTACAAGGGGTATCGGCGATGTCTAGACGCATAAGCGGCAATGTTGGCTCTTATGTACGGCAAGGTGAAAAGCGCCGAAGAGTATGGGGAGGTACGGAAAAGATTTGGCGACACGACGGACGTAAGAGCCCAGGTGAGGACGTTGAGAGAGATTGGACTAAATGCCGAGTTCAGGAATGATGCTGATGAAGCGCTAGTCGAAGCAGAGATCGCCAGTGGTCGCCCTGTTTTGGTCGGGTGGCTGCATAAGGGCAACCTGCTTCGAGGCCATCCACCTATGTGTGACTCGTCCTCCTGCGGGCATTGGAGCGTGCTTGTTGGCTTTGAAGGCACCGAATCAACCGGAGACGCGCAGTGGGTGATGCACGACCCGATGGGCGCTCCACGCATTGAACGCGGCGGGCATGAAACTCGCTACGGGGGCAAGAACGTCAAGGTGCCCCGTGGCACGTTTAAGCAGCGCTGGCAAGTCGAAGGACCAGGCAGTGGCTGGGTCATCCTTGTGGACGACGAGTGATTGGGGCACTGCGCATGGTTCTCGCGCCATGAGCTAATTAGCAGGCCGGGTGCCCCTAGCAAGCCTGACTGACCCGCTCAAAGAGAGGGAAGTTTGATGCTAGTGCTTGAAAGTCCGGTAGTCTGTGAATTTGAAATAAATGGCAGTTCTTTGCGACTGGGAGATCCGTCTGAAGTGTGACGGCAGTCAAATGGTGTGGCCTTTTGCTCCAGAACTGCTAAATCCAGCGTCTCTTGACGTACGCCTTGGCGATCACTTGATGGTCGAGTCGATTGAGAGCCCCGATTTAAAGCGTTTAGACATCTCAAAGAGGACACAAGATGACCCATACCTTCTCCTGCCCGGCGAGTTTTGCCTGGCTGAAACACTTGAGCGATTTGATTTACCAGAAGAC